AAGTACGGCAACTGGCTAGCAGCAGCCCTTGAACTAGACGACGGGTCGTTCTACGGCACGAACGAAGACGGCGACTACCTCCCACCCGACGAATGCAACACCCTGGCCGACCGCTTGGAAGAAGCATTGGCCGACAACGGCGGCGAGTTGTACCAAGGAGACACCCCGTACACCACCGACGTCAACTACGCTATATGGTGGCTCCGCTGGACCGCGAAAGTCGGCAACGGCGCAGGAGCATGGTTCTGATGGCAAAACCCTCCCCACTCACCGACGACCAACTAGACGCCATGACCCCCCATCAACGGGTCCTGCACTTCAAGTCGCTCGGGTTCGACCACAACGCATCCTGCTTCATCGGCCACGCCCAAAACCGCGACCGACGCAACTGGGAACTCCGCATCGCACGAGGAGAAAACGCGGCACGACACGCTGACGACCCCAACGAACTCACCAAAGAACGCGACGGCGCGCGAGAAGACGCCGAAGCCGAACAGCACCGGCAGTAACCCCACATGGCCGACACCCGATGCCAGGCCTGCAACGCCCGCATCACCTACGTCGGCGACAGCATCTGGATTGACCCCTACCAAGACGCATACTGCTGGGGGGCCGTCTTACACGAACCACCCCCATGCCCCACGCAACAACGCTCGCAACACTAGGCTCGCAACATGCAGCAACTCACACCCGAAACCGCTGCCCGATACCGCGAAGTCATCCGACTCCGCGCGGCCGGCCTGTCATTCGATGACATCGCCCGCCAACTTGACTATGCCGACCGGTCAGGAGCGAAACACGCCTACGATTCGGCGCTCGAACGGTGGGCGATTGAAACGGTGGAACAGCAGAGGGTTGTTCAGTCAGAACGGTTGGATGACCTTTGGCGGCGCATCTACCGCGCGATTGCCGAAGGCGACTTGGGCCAGGTTGATCGGGCGTTGCGCATAGAGAAACGTCGGGCGGACCTGTGGGGGTTGGACGCCCCGAAGCAGCATGAGGTGGCAGGCGTAGGCGGCGGCGCGTTACGAACCGATGTCGGTGACATGCTGTTGGCGCGGTTGGTCGAACTGCGCGAGCGGCAGGGGCCGTTGGTTGAGGACATCGATGTGGACCCGCTGGCTTTGACGAACGGCCAAGGGGATGTAGACCCCAGCCATGAGGTGCCCGTTGAGCCGACTGATCAGTCTTAGCCTCCTTACGGGCCGCCGGCTAGCGCAAGGTGTGAACCCCCTTGGACCGTCTTCGGCGGCAGTAAGGCGGCCTAAGGATGGCTGACAAACTGGCCGGCATGAGTCCTCGAAGCATGAAAGAAGGCCTCGAAGCACGAAAGAAGGCCTCGAAAGGCCTCGAACAAGCGGCGTTTGCCCTGGTGAGGACTTATTCGGCTGATGAGGGCTTACATGGCTGAACTGTCAGCCGCCGAGGAGATCGTCCGTCGCGCCCATCCCGAAGCGTTGATCGACGGTTTCGACGCTGACACCGCCGAAGCGTTCCTGTACGACTGGCGCATCTGGCAACGCCCCAAGCAGGCGACCCCTCCCGGAGACTGGACGGTTTGGTTGATCCTCGCCGGCCGCGGATTCGGAAAGACCCGCACAGGCTCAGAATGGGTACGCGAACAGGTCAACAGTGGCCGGTTTCGGCGGGTCGCCCTGGTTGGCCCGACAGCAGCCGATGTCCGCGACACGATGATCGAAGGCGACTCGGGCCTCCTGTCCGTGTTCCCACCCAGCGAACGCCCAACCTACGAACCGTCGAAGCGGCGAATCACCTTCTACAACGGCGCGGTCGCCACCTCCTACTCCGCTGACGAACCTGACCGGTTGCGCGGCCCCAACCACGACCTTGCCTGGTGCGACGAGTTAGCAGCATGGCGGTACCCCGATGCTTGGGACATGCTGGTGTTCGGTTTACGCCTCGGCAGTCGACCGCAGGCGCTTGTGACTACCACACCGCGTCCCACGCCGATCATCCGCCGGCTGGTCGAGCGCACCGACGTTGTCGTGACGAGCGGCTCGACGTATGAGAACCGCTCCAACCTGGCACCGTCGTTCTTCGACGAGATCGTCGCCCGGTACGAAGGCACCCGCCTCGGCCGGCAGGAACTCCACGCAGAGATTCTCGACGATGTAGAAGGCGCGATGTGGTCGCGGGACATGATCGAAGCGGCCCGCGTGTCGTCGCTCCCTGACTTGGTTCGGATCGTCGTAGCGATCGACCCGGCAACCACATCAACCGAGTCGTCTGCCGAAACGGGAATCGTCGCGGTCGGCGTCGGCGAGAACGGCGACGGGTACGTCTTGGAGGACCGGTCGCGGCGCGGCAGCCCGCATGAATGGGCGTCAGAAGCGATCGCTGCGTATCACCGTCTGAAAGCAGACCGGATCGTCGCGGAATCCAACCAGGGCGGCGACATGATCCGACACACGTTGGATACCGTCGAGCGCGGCATCCCCATCCGGTTGGTTCACGCGTCGCGCGGGAAACGCATCCGGGCTGAACCGATCGCAGCGTTGTATGAGCAGGGGCGCGTCCACCATGTCGGATCGTTTCCCGACTTGGAAGATCAACTGTGTTCATGGGTGCCGGATGTGTCAGCATCGCCGGATCGGCTCGACGCTCTGGTTTGGGCGTTGACCGAACTGATCGTCGACGGTTCCCGTCGAGCGCAGACTGTGTCGCCTGTATCTCTCGAACAGGAGAACCCGTGGGTGCCGCGTTGACAAAGCCAGGGATACGCCGGCTGATGTTTCATCGGCTACGATCCCGTCTATGTCCATGACCGACGACTTGATGAAAGCATCGCCGACGTCGACAGAACTCGGCGAGATCGGATCGTCAGGTCTGATCCAGTACGGGGGCGAAGTCCGCGAAGACTTCCTGCGCCAACTGCAAGGCAAGCGTGGCTTGGCGACGTACCGGGAGATGGCGGACAACCATCCTGTCATCGGCGCGATCCTGTACGCAGTCGAGATGTTGGTGCGTGGCGTCGACTGGACTGTCAGCCCGTCCGACCCGAACGACCAACGCGCCGTCGACGAAGCCGAGTTCGTTTCGTCGTGCATGACCGACATGAGCCATTCCTGGCCGGACACCCTGTCGTCGGTCATGTCGATGCTCACCTACGGGTACTGCTACACAGAGGTGGTCTACAAGCGGCGCAACGGCCCCGACATGAAAGACGCCAGCGAACGGTCCAAGCATGTCGACGGAAGGTACGGGTGGCGCAAGTGGCCGATCCGCGACCAGTCGACGATCACCCGTTGGAAGTTCGACGAACACGGCGGCATCGACGGCGCTTGGCAGATGGATACGGTCGCTGACTCAGGCGAAGTGTTCCTACCGATCGAACGCTGCCTGCTGTTCCGAACATCTACGAAACGGAACAACCCGCAGGGCCGTTCGATCCTCCGCAACGCTTTCGTGCCGTGGTACTTCCAGAAGCGCATCCAAGAGATCGAAGCGATCGGCATCGAACGCGACCTCGCCGGCTTGCCTGTCGCCCTGGTCCCGCCGCATCTGCTGTCCGATAACGCGACCGCGCAGGAAACGGCTGCGTTGACAGCGATCAAGCAGATCGTCCGCAACGTCCGCCGCGACGAGCAGGAGGGGATCGTGTTCCCGCTCGCTTACGACCCGGACACGAAGCAGTTGGCGTACGACCTGAAGTTGTTGTCGACAGGCGGCCGGCGACAGTTCGATACTTCCGCGATCATCGCCCGCTACGACGGCCGCATAGCGATGACCACCCTGGCTGACTTCATTCTCCTCGGCCACGACAAGGTCGGCACCCAAGCGTTGTCGGTATCGAAGATCCAGTTGTTCGCTGACGCCCTCGAAACGTGGGTGGCCGGCATCGCTGATGTGATCAACACGCACGCCATCCCCCGACTAATGCGCTTGAACGGCGTCGATTCGTCGCTGTTCCCGTCGTTGGACTATTCGACACCACGGCAGGTCGACATCGGCGTGATCGCCGACTATGTGTCGAAACTGGCAGGCGTCGGAGCGATCCTCCCCGACGAAAACCTCGGCGAACACCTACGCGACATCGCCGGGTTGCCACAGGAGGAAGCCGAGGCGGTGTAATGCCAGGCTCGGTGTCGGTGGGGACGCCGCCGCGTATCCGCCACATCCCGTTGTCGTGGCCTGTCGAGAAGGCCCGCTCGAACCACCAGCCGAAGTTCCGCCCTGTCGGCGACAACTTGATGCGCGGACGGGAGCGGCAGTTCAACGCGTTGCTGTTGGAGATGTTCGCCGCGTTTCCGCTCGGGCCGGCGTTGCAGTTAGCAGCCGGCGAGATCGACGCGGCCGTCTATCTGGATCGTGTCCTGACAGCGGTCGAACCGTACCGGAACAAGTTGGGGCGTGTCCTTCAAGAGCAGTTCAATGAATCCGCGTTGAACATGCAGGACCGCATCCGAGGGGACATCAACCGCCAGTTGCGTCGGTTTCGTTCGCCAGCCAGGTTGACGGACGCTAGCGGGGCGGTCACGAAGAGGGCAGAGTTCGGCACGCTCACGTTGGAGCGTAGCGAATGGTCACCGATCGGCATCGAAGCGTTCAACGATGTCAGCGCAGAGTCAGTCCGGTACGCGACCGAACAGTCAGGGACGCTGGTCACGAACATGGCAGCCCAGCAGCAGGTTCTCGTCCGCGACGTGATCGGGTCGTCGTTCACGACAAGCCAAACCTTTCAGGCGGTCGGGGACTTCTCGGCACGCACGGTCACAGGCCTCACCAGGCAGCAGACCTCGCAAGCGTTGATGGAGATACTCCATGCTGTCGAACCGGGAACGCCTGTCGGTCAGTCGTTAGCGGCAAGCCGGCTTGTCAACGTCAACGGTTTGACCGCCCGTTACGAGAACGCTGTCGCCCGGTTCGCGGAACGAACCGCTACTGGCCTCGCCCAGCAAGGCAAGTCTGCTACTGAAGCGGGCAAAGTCGTCCGGAAGAAGACGCAGAAGTATGCAGACAAACTGCGACGGTCGCGTGCGCGGATGATCGCCCGGACTGAGATCAAGACAGCGCAGGTGCAGGGCCAACTCGCAGCGATGCGCCAAGCGATAGCAGACGGGTTGGCCGACCCGGCGACCGCTCAGAAAACCTGGGTGACAGGCGCAACTGATGTGTGTTCGACGTGTTCATCGCTGGCCGGCAAATCGTTGCTGCTCGACCGGTCGTTTGAAGGCGTCGGCGACGGGCCGCCCGCTCACCCGAACTGCCGTTGCGATCTGGACTTCTCGACATCGCTCAACAGGGCACCGGTCGCTGTGGATGGCGGCAACCCAGCAATGCCGCTCGGGTCGGAGCAGAACCCGATCGTGTATCGGTTCCCGTCGGGGTTCCAAACGAAACCGTCGGCCACAACCGGGTTCACCCCACCGTCATTGCCTGCAGCGGTCGGGCCACCGCAAGCCACCGCTCCACCTGAAGCAGCACCGCAACCTACCGCTCGTCCAGAACTTCCCCCGCGACCCGCTCCTGCGCTTAGTCGGCCTGCTGCCGTTCAGGTCGAACCAGCGCCGCCAGCACCACCGCCAGCCCCGGCACCGTCGGTCGGGAGCAACGCCGACCTGGTATGGGACGACGCCGGCCGCAAATGGGCCGACCTGACCGACGTCGAACGCGAGTTTCTGTTCGACAGCCACGTCGACGAGATAGTCCGCAACGCCCTCGACGACATCGTGGGTGTCCATTCCGGCATAGAAGTCGCCCCTGTTACCCGCCCTTCGTTGCCGAAGCCGCCCCCGACGGCGATCAAAGCCATCTACCGGCAGGGCGAACTGGTAGACGAGTTGAAGGCTCAGGAAAGGGCAGCCAAGGCGATCCAAGATGACATGGGTTTGGTGTATGGGCCGGGTTCTGCGCAGCCGGGACAGTTCAACCCGACCGGGTGGCGCGACCAGTTCTTCAGTTGGGCTGACGATTCGATACCGGGCGAGGGGTTCGTCGCCGGAGAAGGCAACGCCGGGTTCGTCCGCGTCCTGGATGCAGGAGAGCGGGGCACTTCGATACCGGGCAGCAACCGCCGCCTCATTGTCGGCGAGCGATCTGCCCTTCTCGACCCGGACGCGCCGATCGACGTGCACGACATCTTGGACGGCATGAAGCGGTTGTTCCCCAATATCGACTCGTTGCCGGCCAGGGCGCTTCCTGAACTGGAACAGGCGATCGTGAAAATGGGCACGATGGTTCGTACTGAGGCGACCGCCCGCGCAGGCACCGTTACAGAAGTGATACCGAGTTGGGTCACAGCCCGGTTCCCCGGAGCCACCGCTACCTTCATCGACGACCTCGCTCCGCTCGCCGGCTCCATCCATAAACTCGGCGGCCGATTCCTCAAGATGAGGGGACATCTTGATGAGGCCCTTGACGAGGCTGGCGCGATGGCGCTACCGCCACGAAGCGTCTGGGGGCGGCGTCCGAAGTTCGCTAACCAAGTAGAGGAGTTGGAATACCTGGCTGTGTGGGAACCGCTGGAACAGGCGCTCGCTGCCGTAATCGACGATGCCCTCATATCGCTCACTCGAAACCTCGACGAAGCGACTACTGCAGCGATGACGAAAGAGATTCGGGCCAGGTCGGCAAAAGTCCAGCGTCGGTTGCAAGGCGCGTTCGACCCGATGGATGAGATGGTCACCATCCTCGATGAAACCATCGCTGAACTGCGTCTGATATTCCCAGACACGTTCGACGATATGGCCGCGCTGGAACTGTTCCAGATAGAAGGCGGATATGTGAACCGACAGTTGGGGGGCATCGTTGAAACACGGATGCGTGAGACTGTTATGTTCAACATGGCTGAAGGGGAGCAGTATGTCCGGCGACTTCCTGAAGATGCCCAGAGCGCAGTTATTGAAACGATCCGCAAGTTGATGTACGCCCCGAAGGGCAGCGACTCTTATGCGGTTGCGTTGACAAAGTTGCGTGTCAAAGCCTCCATTACCAGGATGACGCACGATCTTGGGAAAGCGCTATCGGCCGGCGACATGGCCGCAGTAGACCAGTTGCTGTTGGGGCAACTCAGCCGCATCTCGGCTGATACTGCAGATGACCTGCGTCTGGTGATCGGTGAGGTGCTGCGTGAGGTGCGGCTGATCGGAGGGGAGGTGTTCGATTATCAAACCGGGCTGGGGGGCGGTTACAAGGTTATGACGCCTCGGGTAAAGGAAGCACTCGCCAGCATGAACGAAGCCGTCGAGGATTGGATGCCGACCGATTGGATCGTCCGGTCCAACGAACGCGGCAGCATTGGTTTCTACGGGAGGAAGGAGCGCGCTTCATATCTTGACCTGGGGGGCGGTGGTGGCCTCATCGACATCGGCCCCGGCGGTCCGGTACCGATGCCGACGACGATGCTCCATGAGATCTTCCACCGGGGGCAACGGGCGACACCGTTCCATGACGACTTGGAACGCCAGTTTGTCATACGCCGGGTCGAAGCGTCGCCGGCCGAGTTGCAGGCATTGCGGGCAATGGACGACCTCCGACCAGGTGCCGGGTACGAAACCTATGAACTGGCGTACGAGGATGAGTTCCTCTCCCCGTACATCGGTAAGGATTACGCCGCTGGGTACGGTTCCACCGGGATAACTGGCGGCGAGTTCCGCGAAGTGACACCGATGGCGATTCAGGAACTCACCGGCCGGCATCTGGCAGGCGGTTCAGGAAAGTCGCTCCTCGAAGGCGGCGGCGGCGACCTTGACATGATTGACTGGATTATCGGGATGCTCGCAGGACTCTAGAAGACGATCTCTGGGTTTTCGACAGTCAACTCGTCGATCGGGTTCAGGACGTCCCACCTGGTGTTTTCAGCGATGAATGGTATGACTGCAGCGACAGTCGACCTGACCCAACTTTCACCGGGCGCGTCGCCGAACGTCGGAGGTATCCGCGCCTGCTGCTGCGGGATCGGTGTGTGTTCGACTGTCGTCAAGATCGCTGCTTCGGTTTGCATGGCAGCCAGGATGAGCGATTCAGGATCGTCCCATCCTGCTTCCTGCGAGTATGACAGGGAGAATCGACGGTCCCGTTTCGGGATGTCGTATGTGGTGAGGGCATAATCGGTGAGCCGACCGCTGACTGTGAACGGCATGATCTAAGTATGGCACAGGCAATCCAAGCCTCGGTCGAACTCAGGATTTGATGTCGCTCAAGCCTCGGTCGAACTCAGCGTTTGATCTCGCTCGAATCAACGTCCGCCTCAGGATTTGATGTCGCTCGAAGTCTCAGTCGAACTCAGGATTTGATGTCGCTCCAAGCCTCGGTTCGACTCAGCGTTTGATGTCGCTCAAGCCTCGGTTCGACTCAGCGTCTGATCACATCCAAGCCTCGGTTCGACTCAGCGTTTGATCTCGCTCAAGCCTCGGTCGAACTCAGGATCTGATGTCATCCCTCACATCGGTTCGGTCATTATGGCTAAGATGGCTGGATGACCGATCCTGACATAGTGAACGCTGAAACCGAAGACGGCCGCGAGCATCCCGCTGATCCAGTCGAAGCGGGTTACGGGTGGGACGACGAGGAGAAGGACTACAGCGACACAGCCGCCGGCCCGGATGCGATGACGCACCTGCTGATGGCATACAGGTTGATGATCGACCACCCTGAATGTGCGCCGCTCCTGGCCCCCGTCATGGAGATCGTCCACCAGTTGGAAGAAACGCTGACCGCCGAGCCGGCTGAACCGATGGTGGTCGTCGAAGACGAAACCGAGAAAGACATCCGCGAAGAGGACGGCCAGTTCTGCGTCTACTCGCAGACAGGCCGCCGCTTCGGGTGTTACGCGACAGCCGAGCAGGCCGCTGAACGGTTGCAGCAGATCGAATACTTCCGGTCTGAGCGGGTTCAGTCAGCGGCAACCGAGAACCTTGTCATGTTCCATGATCGGTTCCATTCGTTGAAGGATGTCCGCGCTGAGCATGTCATCGTCCACAACCTGGTCGAAGACGAACTGGAATCGCGCGGGGTTGCGCCGCCGTATGTGCTGGGTGATGTCGACGCGAAGTTGGCGATGATCGGCACAGGCATGGGCGGTTTGGTGCCGTTAGCGAAACAGGCCGAGCATCAGTACACGCTCGGGCCGGTCTACATCCCGGACACGGAGGACGCGCATGGCGAGTTCGCTGATGCGGGGACGTTGCAGAAGGCGCTTTGGGAATGGGTGCGGAAAGGCGACCGTCGAATCTTCCTGCAACACTCAGAGAAAGTCGCCGGCGAGATGGTCGAAGCGTTGACTTGGCCGTTCCCGATCGAAGCCGACATGGAAGTCCCCAACCAGGGCGTCACGAAGCAAGTGTTCCCGCCTGACACGCCGTTCCTTGGCGTCGTTTGGGAGAACTGGGCGTGGGACTTGGTGAAGGCAGGCGAACTGCGCGGCTATTCGATGGGCGGCCGCGCGCGGCGTGTCGAAGCGGACCTGCCTGAGATGGCAACGCTCTGAGGAGCGTTCTCAGGCCGCCTTACGGCCGCCGAACCTGGGGGTAGGGGGTACAAGCCTAAACTGGACTAGCGGCCCTTACGGTGGATGTTCAGAACAGGGGGTTGTCGCGGGCCATGAGGTCGCCCGACGCTTCGGGGTCGTATTCCAACAGCAGGGTGATGATCCCCTGCTCGGTCACGCAGCCGCGCTCCACCATCTGCCGCAGTTCGACCATGACCCGCTCCCACCGCTGCTTGTACGTCGCGTTGCGCGGCGTCGGTTCCAGCAGCAGCCGCTTCTGGTCGGATGTGTGCATCGCGTAGGCGACCGCGGCGGCGATGTACGGGTGGGAACCTTCGCGGACGGCGGCCTTCTTGACGACTCGGCCCCACGACTCGTTTTCCACCCAGCCGTCCAGTTCCATGTTGCGGATGGATGCCGATACCGTTTGGTGCCGCCAGCCTGTGATGTCCTCAATCTCACGCGATGTGCGGCCGGCTTGACCGGATCGGAGGATGATGCGCAACACTTCGGCCTGGATCGTCCCGGCGCGTTCTGACTCAAACCCTGCGTGGGCGGTCGACGTGTCGGAACCTTTGACGAACCCGGTGGTGCCTGCGTATTCCAATGACGGGCGGTTCTGGTCGTCAGGGTCAGTCACGATCATCCTCCTGTACGGGGGCCTTGATGGCGTAGTCGCCGTCAATGCCGATGGCTTTGAGTTGGTTCAGCAGGTGGGGTGTGACATCCGTGAGAGGAAAACCGTCGTCTGCGGCGACAGCCATGAACTGCTGCACCTCCTCGGAAAGTGTTCCGTCATGGACCAATGCGGCAACCTGCTTGCCGATGACAGTGCCGACGACATCCTGCACGACTGCTTCCAGTGTGCTGATGGTGTCAGCGGCTTGGTCGAACGTCATCTCGCTCAGGTTGACAGCAGCGATCCCGACGCTGTCGCCGCAGGACGCCAGGAGGGTGTCAACGTACTGCTGTTGGGTGGCAGTTGATGATGCAGGTTGCATTAGGAGACCTGCGCCCACTCGGCCGGCGTCACCGAATATGAGGTGGTGCCGATGGCTCCGAACAGCGCCCCTGACTTGTTGCCTTCCCAGTCCTGCGAAGGCGTGAGCGTGGAGCCATCATCCAGTTCGACGACTACCCCGTCGTGGTACTGCCAGTCGCCTTCGTCCCAGCCGTGGACTGCAGCCTCTTTCTTGGTGAGACGACGGACGGCTTTGATCGTGCGGCCGACAGGCCATTCAGCATGTTCCGTGTTGGTTGTCATTGTCATGTACCTCTCTGTTGGTTAGTGGTTGGTGGGTTGCAGGTCAGGAATGTCTTCGTCGTCCATCCAGCGAACGACCAGGTTCAGATCCTCAAAGTAGAAGATCGGTTGCCAGTACCGGACTGCGAGGCCGTACTTGGCCCTGAGCGACCAGTAGTTGTTGCGCTGGTAGTGGCGGAACTCAATGAGGCTGTCAGCGGTCCGGTCGCCGATTGTCACGAACTGAGCGTCCCATCCGTGGACGCGCGGGCGGCGCGGCCCGGGGTAGATGTCCGGGGCGGCATCCGCTTCAAGAAGTTCAGCGAGCATTTCTGAGTTCACTGGTTGGGCGGTCTTGGCGGCGGTGCTGTAGTTCGGGGGGGAGGTCTTGCCGATCCATCCGTCGTTGCGTGCCGTTGGCTGCGTCATGACCTGTCCTCCAGTTCCACCCAGTCCCATTCTTCGTCGTCCGGGGTGGCGAACCACGCATCATCAACCTGCCCGGCGATCGCTGCGAGTTCGACCCGGATGCGGATGCCCCATTGGATGCGGACGGCATCGCCAAGTCGGTAGCGGATTCGTTGGTCGGGTCGGGGGAAGTTGAGGTTGGGCGTGATCTCGTCTTTCGTGACGCGGACCACTTCGCGGGCGATGCGCTCAATGCTGATGCGGTCGCCAGGTTCCAAGTCGCGTGCCCGCAGGAACTCTGTCATCTTGGTTGGTTGCTGGGTCATCACTTGCCCTCCGCGTTCCGGAGGATGCTGAGGCCCGTCGAGATCCGGGTGCGCCACGGGCCGTCATGCCATTTGGTCGGGCCGGTGGTAACTGAGAGGCCGCGCTCCAAGGCCGCGATCAGCGACTCGGCGACTTCGGCTGGCATCGTCACCGTGATGGTGCTGGGCTGGGTGTTCATTGTTGCTCCTTTTTGGTTGGTCGTTCCCATCACCAACACCTTACACCATTTCCCTGCCCCTGTCTAGGGATAGCGGGGGATTGACAGGCAGACTTATTACTACGGCTGATTTGGGCTAATCTGAGGGGGACAAACCCGAGTGCCCTCAGTGGCCGAACCATGCTGGGGAGCATCATGGACGACACCGAACTGGATCAAGCCCTCACAGAACTCAAAGCCAGGCTTTCTGGTAGCGGCACGCCGCCGGCCGATGCCGGCCGGATCACATCTACTGTCGATCGCGCTACCGGCCTCATGGACCGCATCAAAGACAACATCGCATACGTGCTCGGGTTGCCTGCCGCGATCACCGGAGCGTTCGGGTTCATGTGGGAAAGCGGCAACGACGAGGCAGCCCTGTCGTACCAAGTCGCGCAGTTGGAGGAAGCCGTCGCAGACCTGAAGGCTGAAGGCGACCTGCTGGGTGGCGCGAAGAACTTCACGTTGGACCTGTCGGGCGCGCCCGGTGGTTCGCTGACCCCGATCCTGGCGGGACTAGCGTTGCTGGCGGTGATGGCTGCGTTGTTCTGGTACCAGAGTCGCCGGCGACGGTGAAGCGGCTTGTCGCCGCGTTGTCAGTATCAGCGCTGCTGGTTGCTGGCTGCAGTGGTAGTAGTGATCCTCCGACGACGACGTTCACGGCGACGGCACCAGCCGCCGCTTTGGATTACACGCCCAGCAACGACTCGTTCGGGTTCGAGAACTTCGGCGGAGGCACCGCTCCCGCCGAGTTGACTGTCAACCTGGTTCGTCGCCTCTACGGCGACGCTCAGGTCTGCGCGTCTGTCGTCGACAACCGTTGCACGCCGCATCCGGTCGTCCAACAGTTGATCCAGCAGGCAAACAGGTCGATGGCGGCCGGCTTGTGCGAAGGGTTCGCTGTTCTGGCGTTGCGGCTCGCTGCCAACCCGGACGAACTGATGGCATTGCAGGCCGACGCGACCCGTGTCGCTGAGATGGTCAAAGCGAACCCGGCCCTCCTGTCCGAACTCGCTTATTGGTACACGACACAGTTCGCTACCGAAGTGCAGGCGCAGGCCCGCTTCTACTTGGAGAAGTCGCCGGCCGAGATCGCAGCCGACCTTGCAGCCGACTTCGCCGGCGGCGGCACCGGTACCGGGTTCACGCTCGGCATCTACTCGGACCAGGGCGGGCACGCATTGACGCCGTACAAGGTCGAATCGGGCGACGGGACGCATCGGGTGTTCGTGTACGACTCGAACTGGCCGGGTGAAGAACGCTGGATCGACGTCGACGACGACGGCTGGGTCTACGCCCTAGCAGCAACCAACCCGACTGAAGCCGCAGCAGCGTGGGGTGGTTCGACAGGCACGATGGAACTGACGCCTATGTCTGCCCGGCAGGGTCCGTTCACTTGCCCGTTCTGCCCACAGGAGGGGCAAACCAAGTCCGGGACGCTGATGACCGTCGCCGCCTCCGGGGATTCGCAGTTGGGCCTTCAAGTGCAAGACCAGGATGGCAACAGGCTCGGGTTCTACGACGGCGAACTGGTCAACGAGATACCGGGTGCGTCATACCGCTACCTCATCAGCGCGGGGACCGCCGACCCGGTACTGGTGTTCCTGCCGCCGTCAGTGGAAACGTACACGGCGGATGTGACAACGATTGGTGTTGCCCCGCCGGTCGGAGACGCGACGGGGCAACCCGATGAGCCTACAGAGGCGTTTTCGTTGCTAGTGCTGGACGAAGGGCGCGGCGTTCAGATCGACGCCGAGGTGGCTGCAGTCGACGCTGTCCCGGAAGAAGCGTTGCTGGTCGTCGCTGACGAACTGATCGAAGTCCACGACGATACCGCCGCTATCGAACTCAGCGTCGGTGAAGTCCTCATCGAGGTCGCCCTGGATGCCGGCGAGGAGTTCGCCGTGGAACTGACCGAATCCACGAAGGGTGAAACAGCGGTCGCGGTCGAGATCATCGACGCCGTGACGCAGGTCGTGGTCGCAGAAGTCGAGATCGACACTGCTGACGTAGAGACCGAAGCGCCGGCCGAGTTCACGATCGAATATGACGAAGCGACCGGGGTCGTCGTCGAAGAAACAGCAGTCGACGCGTGGGTGGCATCCGACGCCGAATACTTCGAAGCGGTCGCTGAGGATCGTGTAGCCGAGGTGATGGGTGAACGATTCGCCGACGACCTGGCTGACGACGAGTGGCATGACCCAGACGCGCAGGTAGTGATCGAAGTCGACGACGACTACTGGGATGATGAGCGGTGGGATGCCGAAGACTTCGACGACGACTACTACGCAGAAGAAGCCGACGACCAGTTCAAGGTTTGGGAGGAAGAAGAAGCGTTCGATGAATGGGCCGAAGATGACCCGTTAGCACAAGGTACGGCAGCGCCAATCCTGTTGGGAACCGAACCGGCAGAGCGGACAACCCTAGTCAGGTCATGGACGACGACAGAACCGGAAACAGTATCGACAGCGACCAGCAGAACAGAGGTGCACCAGGACGAAGCCGGGACGCTTACCGAAGTGTGGACGGATACAGCGTGGGAGATTCGGATGCATACGACGGCATGGACCGAAACGCTGACCGAGACGGGAACCGCGACGACGTACTCCGACGGCGGGCAACTGATTGTCGAAACTTCGTGGGAGACAGCAACGACAACCGAAGATTCTCGAACATCGTCGGAAGTGACCGATGCGTGGACAACGACGGACCTGGCAGCGACCGATCGGGACTGCCTGTATCGACAGAATCAGTTGGACGATGAACCGTTCAGCCCGCCTCGGCAGGCGATGATCCGGCTGCCTTCACAGAACGACGCGTGGGAGAACGACACCGGCGAGAAGCCCAGCGGGTGCGCCACGCCGGGGGAGGCGTCGACGGTGGCCCGCGAGGACGCCGCTACCAGCACCAGCGAATCGACGACGGCACATGAGCGCAACGCTACCGACGGCTGGTGGTATGAGGAAGAAACGACGGTCACGACGACGGTCACGACGTACACGGATGT